ATTGTTGTATAATGAAGGTAAGAAACTATAAAACAGTTACTGCAAGGTTTAAAAGACTTTCTAAACAAGCTGATTTACAAGTTAGGTCTTCTATCCAAAGAAATACAGACCAAATATTTGATGAGGCTATACAAAATGTACCTGTTGAATTTAATTATTTAAGAGGTTCGGGTGTACCAAATACACAAAATCCTTATAAAGGTATAGTTTCTTTTGGAGGAGATGCTGCACCTTATGCTCCTTATGTTGAATTTGGTACAGGAACTAATGTTAGAATTCCACAAGGCTTTAGTGCTTTTGCTATGCAATATTTTGTAAACGGCAAAGGAACTATGAAAGCACAACCATATCTTATTCCAGCTTTTATTAAGTATAGAAAAATCTTTTTAAAAGATATGAAACAAATAGCTAAAAATATTAGTAAATAAATCGTAAATTTGTGGAATGAAAGATGTCGGAGAACTTATTAGACAAAAACTTTACGAAAGGTTAAGCGGTGCAATCGTTATAGACCTACAAGAAGTTCCAGTATTTGATTCGGCATCAGTATTAGCAGCAGCAACTGAACCATATATTTTACTTTCTACTTTTGCTTCTACGGAAGTTTTAGAGGGCAGTAAACAAGCATACGGTCAAGAAGTTAGCGTTTTAATTGAGGTGGGAACGAGGTTTGATAACTCTTTTGGTGGTAAATTATTATCAGATAGAATATCAAACGAAGTAATAGAGTTAGTTAGAACAAGGCAGGATGGGTATTTAGATTTATTACCTGATTGGTATGTAATCAGAACACTAATGGAGAGTACAAATACACTTGAACAATTGGTTGACACTGGGGTTTTAGTGAGGAGATTAATAAGATTTACATTTAAAATACAACAAGGAATATGAGCGTATTAAACGGTTCGGATATATTATTATATGATGCAGATTCAAATTTCCCTTTGATGTGTCAAACAAATGTAACTATTACATTAAACGATGCAATGATAGATGCTACTTGTAAGCAATCAGCAGGTTATTCGGTATCATTACCAGGCTTAAGAGATTTTGCTTTTACGGCTGATGCTTTAGTTGATTTTAATGAAGGAGTTTCAGACACAGGAATAACAACTTTGTTTGCTGCTTACGATGCAAGAACACCTATTAACATACTAATATCTAATCCTGTAATACCACAAGGTTATTATACAGGTTTAACATATATTGAAAGTATAGAAGTAAACGCTCCTATGGAAGATGTGGTATCTTATACCGTTTCTTTTAGCGGAACTTACACAATAACAGATTAATTAACTTTAAAATAAAATAATATGGCAGTTTACAACGGCACGGCGCAAATCTTAAAAATGGATGGTACGCAATTAGCAGAATTAACAAATGTTACGATGTCAATGAATCAGGATGTATTCGAAACAACTTCTAAAGAATCAGCAGGTTGGAAAGAGATTATGCCAGGTTTAAGAGATATTACTTATTCAGCAGAAGGTCTTGCAGACTTTGTTTCAGCGAATAAAGATTTAGCAGATATTTTTACTGCATACAATTCAAGAGCATTAGTTGCTATCATTTGGACTGATATGGTTACAGGCGATAAGTCGGTTTCTCAAAGTGCTTACATTACTTCTTGCGAAGTTTCAGCACCAATGGAAGATGTAACTACTTATTCAATTGAGTTTGCAGGAACAGGCGCACCAACATTTGCTACAATAGCATAATTAAAACAAACAAACTATGAACGGACTTATTGAAATTACAATGGGTGGCGAGGTTAGGACTTTAAAGTTCGGTAACTACGCCTTAATGAGTTATAATGTTCTTACGGCAACGGATGCTGGAGAAACTAAACAGTTGGATATTGACTATCAAATGATTGATTTCGTTAGAGATGTTACTTACTGCGGTTTAAAGAACTATTATAAAATAAGTAAAAGAACATTTGATGTTTCTTTAGATGATGTTACTAATTGGATTGATGATATGGATTTATCAAATATTCAAATAGTTATTGATGCTTGGACACAATCGTTACAAAGTAGCCAGTATATCCAAAATGGGTTTAAAGCTATGGCAAGTGGCGAAGAAGGTTCAAAAAAAAAGTAACTTGGGATGATATAATCGACTTTGCGATAGGCGAAGTTGGTTTAATGCCTGATGAATTTGAGGATATGACTTGGGCAAATTATCAAAGGTTACTATTTAATTTCTTTAAAAAAGAGGCTAATCAGTGGGAACACACAAGGGCAACTTTAAGCTATATTAACAATGTTAATGTATCTAAAAAGAGCCAAATGAAAAAGCCTAAAGAAATAATGCCACTATGGACTGATAAGTTTGCTATAATGAATAGAGTGCCAAAAAAGTTAACATCAAATGAAGAAAAACAAGAAATCTTAAAGAAGTTACAGAATGGCAAACGAGAAGTTAATAGTTGAGTTATCAGCACAAATACAAGGTCTTAAAGCAGGTTTAGATAATGCATCTAAAGAAATTAGTAAATTCAATACCAATACTAATAACGCTGCTAAAAATAGCGAAAAAGACTTTAATCAAATTGGTGCTGCTGCTGGAAAAATTGGTGGTGTTTTAGCTGGCGTCTTTGCTGCTGGTTCTCTTTTAAGTTTTGGTAAATCTATTGTTGAAACTACTGCTAAATTTGAAACATTTGGTGCGGTATTAACTAATACTTTAGGTAGTGCATCTCAAGCACAATTAGCAATGCAAATGATTACTGATTTTGCTGCTAAAACTCCATTTTCAGTTGAAGAACTTACAGGTGCTTTTGTTAAGTTAGCAAATCAAGGCTTTAAACCTTCTTACGATGAAATGCGTAAATTAGGCGATTTAGCGAGTTCAACAGGTAAATCTTTTGGTCAGTTAGCTGAAGCAATTTTAGATGCGCAGACAGGAGAATTTGAGCGTTTAAAAGAATTTGGTGTTAAGGCATCAGTTGCTGGAGATAAAGTAACATTTTCTTTTAAAGAAGTAGCTACAACCGTAGATAATACTGCTTCATCAATACAAAAATATTTATTAGGATTAGGAGATGTAGAAGGTGTATCGGGTGCAGCAGCAGCTATATCAGATACATTACAAGGTAAGTTATCAAATTTAGGAGACTCTTGGACAACCCTTATGAAAAATATGGGCGATTCTAATAAGGGAGTTTTAAAAGATACAGTAGATTTACTTGGTCAATTAATTTCTTCTATAAATATTATTGGTCACGCTGATAATATGGCTGAAAAATTAGGCATAGACCAAAGGGGTAAAACTTGGATGGATAATATTCCATTTGCAGAATTACAAAATCTTTGGGGCGGTGTAACTTATGGTCAGCAAGGTAATATAGACCTTATAGCTACTTATGATAAATTAAATAAATCAATAACTAATATAACCACATCAGGTGGTTTTAAAACATATATTGCAGCTTTAGAAAAATCAAAAGCATTAGTATCGGAAACATCTCCTAAATATAAAATTTATTCTACGGTTATTGATAACGCTAAAGATGCTTTAGCAGCATTAACCGCAGAAGAAGCCAAAGCAGCAGCAAAGGCAAAAGCAGCAGCAGATTTAGCAGCAAAAACAAGAAAAATACAAAAAGATATGACTTATGTAGCACCTACATTAGGTATAAGTCAAATTCCAAATGCTCCTATATCAATGCCAGGTCTTATAATTGTTGATGAGAAAAAAAGACAAGCTGAAAGACAAAAAGAATTAGCACAAATAGCACAAAAGAATGCGTTATTAGAGCAACAAAATACAATTTTAAATTATTCAACTTTATTAACAAGTGCTTTACAAAGTGGATTTGAACAAATGTTTACTACTATTATTGATGGCGGAGAAAATGCTTTCCAAAGTTTATTTAATGCAATAAAACAATTAATGATAAAGTTAGCAGCAGCAATTGCAGTAGCAGCAATACTATTTGTTTTATCAGGTGGTTTAAGTGCAGGAGGTTCTAAATTAGGTACTGTTGGTAATATTGCTAAAAATCAAGGTGGATTAGGATTTAATCCTTTTACTTTATTTAATGCAATACCTAAAAGTGGTATGATAGCTATGCCTTCTAATACAACAGGTCAAGGTGGCTACCAGGTAGATATTATGGGAGACAAAATGAGATTATTATTAGATAACCAAGCAATAAAAAATTCGAGGGTGGTATAATGTTTTACAATCATATTTATAACTTACGATTTAAAGGTAATGACCAAGTAGGTACTGATTTATATTATCAAGTAAAGTTTGAGAAACAAGAAGCTACTTCAATAGTTTACGATGTTACCGAGTTAGTTCCAGCGCAGGATTCGCCTTTTGTTTTAAATTATAAAGCAAGTAAAGACAATATCTTTGCTCCTATTCGTTCTTCTTTTGCGGATATAAAATGTTTTATTCCTTACGATTCTACTACACAACCTTCGGATTTCTTTTTTGATACTAACGAATATACTTGGAAGTTAAGCCTATACGAAACTAACGGTGTAACTGAAGATTTAAAATGGGTTGGTTTTCTTTTGCCTGATGTTATCCAATACGAATGGCAGGAGCAATATTTTCTTCAGCTTACTGCTACTGATAACCTTGCGGTTCTAAAGAATGTTAAATATTATAGAGAAGATTACTACGGTTTATACGATGATACAAATGTAGACACAGGTATAACTTTAAGTAGTTTTATTTGTAGATTATTAAAGAAGACTGGAAGTGATTTAAATGTTGCTTTTTTTACACAATTTAAAATTGATGGTACTTTAATAAATTCTACTAACTTAATACTATCTGAATATTCAGCAGTTAATTGGGCTACATTTGAGCCAAAGGATTGCTACTATCTTTTAACATCTTTAATGGAGGCTTTAGGTTGTATGTTATATCAATCTAATAAAGATGCTACTTGGTATGTGGTTTCGGTTAATGATTTAGCGGTAAACGATTTAATTATTAATGGAGATTTTGCTTTAAGTGGTACTGCACCTTATGTTTTTGAATATTGGGAAAACACAGGAGATGTAGTTAGCAGTCCAACAGGAGGCTTAAACGGAAGCCAGTGTGCTAAAATATTTGGAGATAATATTGCTAATGTTTATCAGTTTCCAAGTTTTCAAGCTGCTGATTATATTGTTTCTTTTTGGGCAAAGAATTTTGATGCTGGTAGTTCTCCAAAAGCGGTTGTAAGAATTGAAATAGATTTTAACGAAGTATTTAGTCAAGTTACTACTGATGATTGGGTTTATTATGAATTTACTTATACTGCAAGTGCGGGTGCATTTGATTTAAATTTCTTTAATAATAACGATGATTCAACAGGCTATCTTTTATTAGATAATGTATCAGTTAAGCAAAAGTTTCAAAATGGCTTAATATACGATAGTGATGGAACTTACATTGAAGTTTATTCTTTTGACTTTTATTCATCTATTGGTAATACAGGTAATGTTATTTGGTCGGATGTAAATCAATTAGTTTCTTTAAATAAAAGATTAACAAGCGTTCAATTTAAATACGATTACTACGAAAGAAACTTACTTAATAACTATGGATTCTTTAAAGATTACGCAACAAGTACTACTATTCCAACTAATTGGGGTAATGTAGACCCTTCAGATGTGTTTGATTTCTTTAATGCAACAGGACAAAATAGACCTTTTGATAATAGGATTTTAGCAATTACAGATAATCAATCTAAATTAGATGCGCCAATACCTGATATGGGTTTATATAATGTATTTAGGATTTCAAACGATTCAACTTTTATAAATTATTTTGCAGTCAAAATAGAGTGTTCTGTTTACTTTGATGGTGCGCATAACCCAACGGATTCAATTATGATTGCTTTTGCTAAATCTCTTGATGGTACTCCTAATCCAGGTGGAACTTCCGATATTAGATACTTGGAAAGTAATGGTAATTTTACAAATATTGCTCAAAGTGCTACTTGGGATGGTAATAAATTTGTGCAAATTAAAATGACTGATGAAGATAACTGGTCAAAGTTTAAAGTATTATCTACTTATGATAGAAACTCTTTAGATACTGGTTATGTAATGAATAACTTTGGTACTTTTATTTTAAGAAGGCAATTAAGCACAAATACAGGTGCAGTGCATACAACTTACTTTGATGATATTAAGATAAGTATTATACCACAAAACTACCAAAACACTAAAGGCTTTATTTATAACGCTACAAACATTGTTACTTATGATGATTTTAATTTACCTAAACCATTTTCAAATACTTATCAATTAGAAAGTCAGTATCACGGTGGAATAAGAGATAAATACGAGTCTCAAGTTATAGAAGACTTTATTGGTTATGATACAGGAGGCGAATTTAATTTAATCCAAAACTCAACTAAATGGTTAAGAACTTGGGAAGTTGCTACAGGAACAAATCCACAAAGACCGATGCAGGAATGTATCACTCGTTCAATCTTATCTTTTTATCAAAATACCTGGCAGAAATTTACAGGTAATGTTTATGGTAAGGATATATCTTTTGGTCAAGTATTTAATATTGCTTTAGCGCAAGGTTTACACTTTATGCACGAGGCATCTTTTGACTATGTTA